ATAAATGGTCTAGCTTTTTATGACTACGAACTTTCTTTGAATCAAATTCAATCCCATATGTTTTGGGCACAAAGAGATTCTGATCCAGCTAACTATTCAAGACAAACAGATGCCTCTCATTTTATTCTTGACAATACTATGGGTCAATTAATTTTATCTAAACAGTTTTCATCGCCAGATGCATTTAAAACAGGAACTTCTACAAATGTTATATCTGATAGAACTGGTATAACTTTGGCTCAAACAACAACTGCTCAGACGGGAGTGGGAACATGGACTTATGCAGTTACAGCAGTATCCTACTCTAACTTTACTGGAATGCAATTGTCTTGGAACTCTGGATCATATACATCATCAACGACATACAGTAAGTATGTCAAGGTAGAGGTTTCATATGATAGTGGCAACACATATTATGCTGTAACAAATGGTAAGAATTTTCCATACTTCCTATCCCTATACTCATCCGTTCTTGGAGTTCAAGTATTAGTAAGAGTAACTTTATCTTCTCTAGATACATCACAAACAAATCAGCCAAGACTTGATAATTTATCAATCAATCTTTATTCAAATATAAATCAAGTTTCAGATTCAGGATTGTTTCAATTATCTCCTACTACAAATTCAACGTATATGATTAAAAGAGATAACTCAAATATTCTTTCAAGGGGAAAGAATTTAGGAATTAGATTTTCTGCACAAGACCCAGGCGGCACACCAGGAACAGCAACAATCTCTGCAATCTCAAGTGCCTCATATCAAACTGTAGAATTTTGGTTTGAGTATGATGGTACAGGGGCGGGAGTAATTGATACTGGAGCTGGATCAGCAGACTTGTATATAGACTCAAGCAATATCCTACAAAAGAACTATTCAGGAGGGTATCTATATGTTAACGGAATTGAAAGAACATCTTCACCTATAACCCTGGCTAATGGAGAGGTCTATCATATAGTCGCTGTATATGCATCAACAAAGACCCAGAACATACTATTAAATGGCTCTTATGATGGCTCTAAAGCCCCTTCTGAGGCTAGTTATGGCTATATTACGCTATATCCATCAACTTTAACTCTATCTCAAATTCAAACCCGCTATCTTTCCTTTATTTCCGTGTATACGGGGGTAGCCAGAGATTCAGTTACTTCACTGGGATCAATTTTGGAATACTCTGGTTCATTAACCAATATAAATAACGGTCAACCTATCAGTTATCATCGCCATATTAACTAAAAATGGCATTCAAATGTTCAGATTTTAGGCTTTAACCCAACATAGTGGTATTATTCATATATGCCTAAAATGAAAGTAACACCCGTGGACGAAGTAAATTATGGTATTTACGCATGGGTCATGCCAGATGAAACCATAGTTATGGATGAAGAAGGAGCTTATTTAAGCATCCCGTCCATGAAAGGCGATATCCGCCAAATTAAAAAGCTGAAAGATGCAGCTAAGCATTATGGTTTAGATGAAGGCAAACCAATGTTTTTTGCTGGGCACAGAGTTGTAACAGATGAAGAGCTTGCAGAACAAAGACAGCGGGGAGAGATGGGATTAGTTCCAGACCCACAAGACCTTCCAGCAATGATGGAATATGTTCAAGAGATGAGGGAGATGGATCTTGGCTAATTTAACAGTAGCAGATGATTTTGATGACGATGAAAAAGGCGTCACAATTAAGATGGGTACACAACATACAGTAGAAGCTGACTTTGATGATCCATTTAATTTAACATGGGAAGACATTAAAAAGTCAGAAGGCTTCAGCCCTAACTTCCGTCGCAAGGTTGAAAGAATTCAAAAGTCATTTACAGGGCAGGGAGATGCAAAGTCTAAGAAACTTGATCCTCTAGATCTTACTGGTTATTCTCTATTTCAAATTGTTCAGCCTCCATACAACGTTTTATATCTAGCACAACTTTATGATGTATCTCCATATCATCACTCTGCTGTAAATGCTAAAGCAGCAAACGTAATTGGTCTTGGATATCAGTTTGATAATACATGGGCCACTACAATGAAAATTGAAGAGTCAATGGATAACACAAAGAAGCTTGATAAGCTTCGCTCAAAGATTGAGCAAGCAAAAGTTCAACTCCGTGACTATCTAGAATCTCTAAATTCAGATGATTCATTTACAGAGACAATGAAAAAGCTTTATGTTGACCTTGAGTCAACAGGCAATGCTTATCTTGAAGTTGGTCGTACATCAACAGGAAAGATTGGTTATATTGGTCATATTCCAACAACTACCATGAGAATCCGCCGTCACCGTGATGGTTTTGTTCAAGTTGTTTACAACCGCTATACATTTTTTAGAAACTTCGGTGATACCGAGACCCCAGATCAGATTGGAACTGACCCCCAGCCAAACGAAGTTATTCACTTTAAAGTCTTTACTCCTTCCAATACTTACTACGGAATACCAGACATTCTTTCAGCAAAGAACGCAGTAGCAGGTGATGAATTTGCACAACGATTTAACTTAGACTACTTTGAGAACAAAGCTGTTCCACGTTATATCATTGTTGTAAAGGGAGCAAAGCTAACTGCTGACTCAGAGCGCAAATTGCTTGAATTCTTCCAGACTGGACTAAAGGGAAGAAACCATAGAACGCTATATATACCACTTCCATCTGATGGTGAGCAAGGTCGTGTAGAGTTTGATATGAAGCCAGTTGAGGCGGGAATTCAAGATTCTTCATTCAAGAACTATGCAGTAGAAAACAGAGATCGTATTCTTATTGCACATAGAGTTCCTATCTCTAAGATTGGTATGCCACAAGGTGTTTCATTGGCAAATGCTAAAGATGCTGATAAGACATTTAAAGAGCAGGTATGCCGCCCAAGACAAGAAGAGCTTGAGTTTAAAGTTAATCTAATTATTAGAGAATTTACTGATGCATTTGTATTGCGATTTAATGAACTTGCACTTACAGATGAAGAGACTCAATCAAGAATTGATGATCGTTATTTGAAGGATCAAGTTATTACTCCTAACGAAGTTCGTGCACGTCGTGGTATGGCTCCACTTACAGGCGGTGATGCAGTGCTTGTAATTAATCCTAAAGCAGTACAAGATGCAGCATCAGATGCAAGTGGCAACAAAACACGTGATCAAAATAGAACCTTAAATGCACCAGATAAAATGGGAACAGCCCGAAATGCTAAGGGCGATGGACGACAAGAAGGTAACTAAAAATGTCTACCGCACTAGATGTTCTTAATGTTGCACGTAGTCAAATAGGCTTTGTTGAAGGCCCAGTAAATGAAAATCCATACGGAATTTGGTATGGTGTTCCAAATGCTAGTTACTGTGCTATGGGAGTTTCTTGGTGTTTTGCACAAGTTGGATTATCAAGTTTAGTTGCTGCACAAACACCTAAAGGCTTTGCATATTGTCCTGCAGGATTACAATGGTTTCAACGCCAAGGTTTAGTTGTAAATAAATATCAAGCACAGCCTGGAGACCTAGTTTTCTTTTCATGGGGAACAGGAGTTGCAGAACATGTTGAAATTGTTGAAGCAGCATCTGCTGATGGACTAACAACAATTGGTTTTAATACTACAGATAAAAATACAAAAGAAGCAGCAAATGGCGGCGGGTGTTACAGAGAGCACCGTCCATATCTTTATGTAATGGCAATCGTAAGACCTAAATATCCAGTACCATTAAAACCAGTTTCAAAAGGCGTTACAAGCAAAAAAGCAACAGCCATTGTAGGAGCAACAGGCACAGCAATAGCAGGCGGCACAGCAGCATTACACGGCTCTGGAGCAGCAACTACAAGCTCAACCACACCAAAAACTACAGCATCTCCAACAGCTTTTTATGCTCCACCATTTCCTACCAGTGCAAAGTCATTTGCGTTAGGTCAAACAAATGATGCAGTTTTAACAGTTCAAAAGGCATTAGTTAAAAAAGGCTTACTTGTAGCAAAGTATGCAACTGGGACTATGAATACACAAACCCAAGCAGCACTAGTCATATTTGATAAAAAGGCGGGGATTATTGTTAAGGGTGGAGCAGTTCCTCAAATAGTTTATGATACATTAAAGGGATCTCTATGAGCCTAAAACATCACTTTAAGTTTAATATTTTTGATGCCAAAACACTGGGCATAGCAATGACAAGTTCTTTTTCAACATGGGCAGCAACAGGGTTTCAGCATGATTTGTCCCACTTATCATATGTAGCAGTAGGCTTTATAACAGGTGGCTTGGTATCACATAATTCAATGGCTAGTCCAAATGTAACCCCAGATTCACATATTCAAACTCCCTATGTTTCTAACATAGAAGATAAAAATCCAGGGGTTCCAGAACCATCACCAGTGGTTCAAACATACAAACCAGAAGGGGCGGATGTCAAAAAAGTCATCCAAATCAATAGCGGAGTTATAAAATAATTTCACCTGAATTATGAGTTATTTATAAACCTTGCTATTATTTATTTAACTATGGAACTACAAAAAACCTATTGGAATAACAGCGAATCATCAATGGCTTTGGCATTCCCTATTTCTAAGGTAAATAAGGAAAAAAGAACTGTTTCTGGTTTCGCATCATTGGACAATGTTGACCGTCATGGAGATGTTGTTACGGCTGTAGCCAACAAGAAGGCCTTTGAAAGATTCAGAGGTAATATCCGTGAAATGCACGGACCATCTGCAGTAGGCAAGATGATTAACTTTAAAGAGGACTCTTTTTTTGACAAAGAGACTGGCAAGAAATATAACGGAATTTATGTAACAGCTTACATCTCAAAGGGCGCACAAGATGCCTGGGAGAAAGTGCTTGACGGAACATACTCTGGCTTTTCAATTGGTGGAAACATCAACGATGCAAAGATGGAAAAATTGGACGGGGATGAAGAAACTCGTCGTGTTATTCATGACTATGATCTCCATGAGCTTTCACTAGTAGACTCACCAGCAAACCAACTTGCTAATATTTTTTCTATTCAAAAGATGGCAGAAGGAATTGTAACCGAAAATGTATTTTGGTGTTCAACAGATGAAGTTGCTTCTACATCAACAGCAACAGCAAAGAGTTGTGTAGTTTGCGATTCAGAAATGACAAATATTGGTTGGGTGGAGCAAGCAGATATTGAGAAGCTTGAAACAATTGAAAAAGTAATTGATTCTTATTTTAAAAAAGATGATGCTCCAACATCAGCACATGCTGCAACAGAAACAGCAGCCCCAGGTTTGGCAGGAAATGCTAATGTAATTGATAGCAATGCTTCAATTAATTTATATCCTGATCAAAATAGCAAGAAAAAGGTCACGTTTGAAGACGGACTTAAAAAGAGTGATGACATTTCGCTCACACAAGGAGGTAATACAATGGCAGAAGACACAGATGCAACAATTGAGAAGTCAATTGACGCAGAGACTCCAGCCGAAGAAGTTTCATCTGTAGATGAGACATCAGATGCTACAACCGAAATTGAAAAGGCTGTAGAAATCTCTGAAGTTGAAGATACACTTGATTTTACAAAGATGGTCACTGACCTCAAGTCCTTCTTTGGTGAGTCACTAGAAAAGAACTATGCTCTACAATCAGCAACTATTGCAGATCTTCAGAAGGTTATTGATGTAACCACAACTGAGCTTGCAAAGGTGAACAATTCATTTGAGGAAATGAAGAAGTCACATACAGAGCTTGTAGAAAAGCATGATGCCCTACAAAAGTCAGTTACGGATATGTATGGAAAGATTGACTATGTTGATCACCAGATTAAGGGCTTTGAGTCCGCAACTGCAGTTAAGAAGTCTACTGATCTCTCGGGACCAGTAGAGGATACAAAAATCCAAAAAAGTATATGGCAAGGACACTTCCTCGGTGTTAATAACCTATAAAAAATCTAACAAAAAAAATAAGGTGGTGAAATAAAAAAATGAGTAATGAACTTCTACAAAAAGTAATTGATACTACGAACCTCGGTTCTTCAGCAGTCAATGCATCAGGCGACTCCTCTAACCTTTCAGGTAACGGTCTCCTATATCCAGATCAGGCTAACCGCTTCCTGGATTACATGTGGGATGCTACGATTCTTGCTAAGGCAGCTCGTACAATCCGCATGCGTTCAAACACAACTGAAATTGATCGTGTCGCAGTTGGACAACGTATTATGACCGTTGCACAGGAAGAGAATCCACGTAACTTTGTTGCGTCTGGAGACACCTGGACTAACGCTAATTCTACTACATTCTCAAATGCAGCAGCACAATTCAACAAGGTATCTCTTACAACTCGTAAGCTCCGTCTTGACTGGGAGCTTTCAGCAGAATCTCTTGAAGACAATGTTGAAGGTCCAGATCTAGAAGATCACATTGCACGTTTGATGGCTACCCAAGCAGGTAACGATATTGAGGATGTTCTCATCAATGGTCTCGGTACTGGCTCTGGTTTGCTTTCAGCGTTCCAAGGTTTCCGTGCTCTTGCACTTAACAACGCTCACGTTGTTGATGCAAATGGTAACGGTCTAGACAAGACAATTTTTAACGCAGCAATTAAGGCATTGCCTCGTAAGTACAAGCAACGTCGTAACCAACTTCGCTTCTTCACAGGATCTAACTTGGTACAAGACTACTTGTTCAACCTAACCGCAGAGACACAGACTGGCTTCACTCCATTTGATATCGCTTCAGGTATCCTACGTGGTGACGTCGCTGCTAACGATGGTGGTCCAGGTACAGTAACTCCATTCGCTTTCGGTATTCCTGTCATCAACGTTCCGTTGTTTGACGAGACCCGTTCAGGCGACTACTCAGGTGCAGCTGGCCTTCATGGCGAAGTACACTTGACATTCCCTCAAAACTTCATTATTGGTATCAAGCGTGATGTAACAGTCTATCGTTTGTTCCAACCAAAGAAGGACACAATTGAATACACACTATTCATTCGTGTTGGTTGCGTAATGGAAAACTACGATGCACACGTAATCGTTAAGAACGTTAAGGTTGCAGGTTCAGTCGGTGGATCTCTTGGTTCAACAACCAATGGTTCTAACGTAACTGGTGGCGTTAACGGAAATACATACTAATTTTTAATTAGTTGCAAGATTGGGGGAGTTACGAGAGTAGCTCCCTTAATCATTTTCTGCTATAATAAACAATGACGAGAGGAAAATACATGTCATTTACAGATCTAAAAGTTACAGAACTAAGAAAAGTCGCAGACTCCTTTGCTATTGATGTAGAAGGATTAAAGACAAAACAAGAAATCATTGCTGCCATTGAAGAAGAAGGCATCAACTATCAAATGTATGCTAAATTTAACGCAACTGAAAAAGAAGAAATTAAAGTATCAGAGATGGAAAAAGTCCAAAGAGAAAAGAAAATTTTGAAGCCTACCGCTTCAGTACTAGTAAAGATGGAAAGAATGAATCATTCTTACCAAACAGGTGGATATACATTCACTTCAGAACACCCCTATGTTGCCATGTCAGAGTCAGATGCACAGCGTATCTTTGACACACAGCCTGGGTTCCGCCTTGCGACTCCACGAGAGGCTCAAGAGTACTACGCATAAAAAAGGGGGCGATTTGATTGCAGACAATAGCAACCAACAGCCAAGTAAAAATAAAGTTAGAAATCTTTAGTGATGAAGTTCTAACTCAAGCAGATACAGATCCAACAGTATCATTCTATGATGCTGACAATGATTCAACTGTATTAACTGGCTTTTCTGGATTGTCAGTAATAGACGAAACCCCTGCTGGGATCTATTCATTTCTTTTGACCTCAGCACTTACAAGTGTAAACCGAGTCCTAGAAGTCCGATGGACCTATACTTTAGGTGGAGTAACAACAACTGAAACAGATTTTTATCGTGTAGAGTCTCCATATGCAACAGTATCAGAAGTCATTGACTTTCTAGGATTTGGTTCAACTCCTTCAGATTCTAACTATGTTGACCCTAAGCAGATTGTAAATGCTGAAAAAATGGCAAGAACAATTGTTGAGGGATATACAGGAACTAAATTTTATACATACTATGGCTCACAAGAAGTGCGGGGAATTGGTGCAGATATTGTAGAGCTTACAGAAAGAATTTTAACTATTGATAAAGTTCTTGAAAATGATTATGTTGTTATTGATACAACAATTCAACCTTATTTAAATACATTTGGTTTTTCTGTTGAAATTACTCCAACAGCCAAAGGTGTACGCATCATGAACCCAGGCTGGGATGTTCAGTATGACAACCAAGTAGACCCAACTGTAATGTATTATGGTAAGTTTAAAGATGGTGCAAGATATACTTTTGTAGGTCAAATGGGATACAAATATGTTCCAGAAGATATCAAGCAAGCAACAATGCTATTGGTACAAGACCTTCTTTCAAATGATTATAATTGGAGAAACAAATACTTACAGAAAGTTGACCTCAGCGAAATCTCTTTTGAGATGGGCAAGGGTGCTTTTAACGGTACAGGAAATATTACCGTTGACAACATCCTAGATCAATATCGTAACGTCAACATTGTGATTATCTAATGTTTAATGCATCCTTCATAGCCTCTATAATGAATATGACGGCTGATATATATATACAACAAAATATTCAAGATCCTACAACAGGTTCAATTAACCGTCAATGGGTTTATTCTAAAACTATTCAATGCAAGATAGAGCCAATTAAAGTAGGCGGGGCTTCAACAAGAGGCGATAATAGAATCTTTGATAAGACTGCAGAAGGTACATATACAGAAAAGATGCAGTTAAAGCTTAAAGGACTTCAACTACTATCAAAGCGTTGGAGAATAGAAAATATTCGTTCAAGTGATGGAAAGCAAGTATATGTTGAGATAGACAAGCTTGATCAGCCAGATACTAAATTTGAAGTAACTTCTTCACATGCCGTCCTTGACCCATTTGGTAAAATTTCTTATTATGAAGCTATAGTCACAAGAGTCCAGGTACAAGATGATGATCCGACTTCAAATTGATACTAAGGCAATGATAGAGGAGCTAGATAATAAAATATCTGGTATTAAAGAACTTACATCCCCGTCTGTATTAAATGAAGTTGCAAAAGCAACATTTACAATTACTGGACGTAGATTCGTAGTTGATCTGGATAAATATGCAAAAAGAAATCCAAAAAAGATGCACCACATTTATGAATGGGGCGGTATTGGAAAGCCAGAGTCAAGATTATTTGTACTAGAAAGATCATCAATTCTTGGTGGAAATCTTACAATAAATACTAAGTTTTTACCATCAAAGATGCCCGTCCCAATTAATCCAGCATTGTTAATCCCTGGCCCAACAGGCAAGACTGTTTCAAGAAGAAGTATTTTTAAAGATAAAGCCGCCGTAATGGAAAAAGGTGCAAAAGTAAGTTTTGCTGCAAAAAGAATTTTAGCTTTTGCTGACGGACAAGGTGTTGCTTTTATTGCAAAAGGCACAACAATTAATATTAATCATCCAGGCGGATTGCAGACTAAGAATGCTTTTGCTACCTACCTACTTGATTGGTATACTAATAATGGTAACGTAGTTATGGATTCATCTGGTTTTTATGAAAGAATTCAAACAGAAACTGAACGTGTTCTAAATGTCACAGGTGCAGGCGTAACACAGGTCAAACAAGCCGTACAGAGGGCAGCAGAGGCTGTTTCAGGCGGGAAGGTAGAAATAGTATGACAGACTATACACATGTAGCGGCATATGATGTCCGTAACTTTATGTGGGCACAATTACAGAGTGCAGGCATATTAAATCCAAATGATTATATGGCAGATGGATTCAATACCCCACTTGTCCCAATTATACCTGCACAGCAGGTCCCAGAATTTAACAATCTACTTCCTGGCAAGACATATATTACATACAATACCTTGCAAAAAAATTATGGAACACAATGGTGGTTGTCTGAAGAGAGCTTTATTATGGAAATTGTATCCAGAAATCCCGCTCAAATTCAGACCATTACAAACTTCTTAATTGACCTTTTTAGAAGATATGAGCTATCTGCAGGAGATGTTAATGTCAGCCTTGCTTCTGGAAGCCCATTTAAGTTTCTTTGGTTCCGTTTAGAGACTTCAGATCCAGTTCAGCCATTTGCAGATGAAGGCGGGTTCATGAGTGGAGACCTATCAATAGTATATGGATACACACGAGAAGTGGATGTATCTGGCAATGGCAGAATGCTCTAAGTTTGAATTATATCCCTTCAATGCTATAGTTTTACATGAGGAAGTAAACTGTCATCTTTTTTCTTTATACTAAAAATAAATAAGGTGGTGAAATAAAAAATGGCTACAAGTACTAAAAATATTCTTGTTGGTGCAGCATCTATTTTCGTAAGCGTTGGAAACAGCTCTAACGATACAGGTCGTCCAACTACAAAGTCTACAGATTTGGCAACATTAATGCCAGCTACAACTTCAGCTCGTTCAGCTCTTCTTGGTTCTTCAACATACCGTGAAGTTGGTTATACCAACACAGGACTAGAAATTTCATACGAGCCAAATTATGGCGAAGTTATGGTTGATCAGCTTCTTGATGCAGCTCGTTTGTTTAAGCAATCTCTCAAGGTTATGCTAAAGACAGAACTCACAGAAGCAACTCTTGAAAACATGCAACTCTCATGGGGTCAACTTGATTATGTCTATGGTTTGAACTCAACTGGTACTGCTACACAAGCAATTACAACTTTGATTCCTAATGATTCAACAGTTACAACAGTTGCTGACAACCCAGCAGCTACATTGAAGATGGCAGCAGGTGCACTTGGAGATGCTCCAGTAGAGCGTGTTCTCGTTGCAGTTGGACAAGCTCCAGCTCAGATTGGTGCATCAGTTGCAACAACAGATGCAGGAACTGCAATAGGTGCAGGTTCAACAACAACAGTTGCCCGTGGTAAAGAGCGTGTATACGTTGCACGTCGTGTCGTATCAATTGATACAACAGCACATGGCTTGAAGCGTGATTCAGCAACCGTGTTCCCAGTATCATTCCGTTGCTTGCCAGATAGCGATCCAAACTACTCAGGTATGGAATACGGTGTCGTTATTGACCGTGTATTCGGCACATACTAATCTCTAAACAAAACTTAATATAGATTTCAGGCCCCCGTCAATAAAAGGCGGGGGTTCTGAATTTGTCTTGACTAATTATATTGGTATAATTTAACTAAACAAAGGAGCTATAAATTGGCAACAACAGTATATGATGTAGTAGAAATTGAATTAAGTAATGGTGAAGTCATTACTTTAAAGCCGCTGCCTATTAAGCAGCTAAAGAAGTTTATGGATATCGTCAAGGAAATGGAACTCCCAGAGAATGAATCTGAGGATGCCGCTATGGACGTATTTATTAAAGCAGCTATGGTATGCCTAGAAGCATCTAAGTCACCACTAGCAACAAATAAAGATTTGTTTGAGGAAACCGTTGAAGTTCCTACCATGATGAAGATTCTTGAAGTTTGCGGAGGTTTGAAACTTAACGACCCAAACCTACTGGGAGCAGCTCTAGTTGGGACGAACTAGATCTAGCCTCCCTTGAGTCCGAAGTTTTCTTGCTTGGTCATTGGAAAAATTATGATGAGCTTGAAAGCAACCTGTCGTTAGATGAGTTAATGGCAACATTAAGTGCATCTAGAGATAGAGAACATCGTGAAAGGAAATTCCTGGCAGCAATGCAAGGCATTGATCTGGATGATCAAAATAAAGAACCAGAAGATGTTACAGCATTGGTTGATGCAAAAACTGCAAAAGACGAAGGTTTTGGTATAAACGAAGGTCTTGGTTTTATGAGTCAGGAGGGGTGATAAGTGGCTAATATTCAATTAAAGATTACCGCACTAGGTGATTTTAGTAGTGTTAATAATCAACTTAAAACCCTTCAGACTCAGGTAACTTCTCTTCAAAAAAGTATTGCGGGTGTAGGATTAAATGCCAATCTATCCACACAACTTAAAAATATTCAAACAGAGTTTGGCAATGCACTTGTATCAAGTGGAAATTTTACAAAGCAAACAGTTCAATTAACTTCTGAAACAGAGAAGTTTGGGCAAGCATTACAAAAAGGTCAACTAAGCCTAGGTCAATATTTTGGCATTATAACTGGAAAATCAGCTTCTGCTAGAGCTTCAGTAAATGCTCTTGCTCAAGAGCAAGTAAAATTAAATAACTCTATAGTCCAACAAGATATTACAAAGCAGGGTGTATACAGCGTATTTACACCAACTACAATTGATCCTATTGCTAAATCTGTAGAAATAGCTGCAGCTAAGCAAAATATATTTAATCTTGCAATAAAGAATGGTTCACAAGAACTTATTAATTTTGGTAAGAATACTCAGTGGGCAGGACGTCAGCTTACTGTTGGTCTTTCTATGCCCGCCATCTTGTTTGGTAGTCAAGCAGTTGCAGCATTTAAAGCTGTAAATACAGAACTTACAAGACTTCAAAGACTTTATGGAGAAGGACTTACACCTCCATCACAAGCTCAACTTAATGCTATTTCAAATCAAGTAATTAACCTAGGAAAGCAAGTTGCTCAACAAATGGGTATTGCTCAATCTGCAACAGTACAGGTCGCAGCTAACTTTGCAGCTATGGGTATACAAGGTCAAAAACTTCTTGATGTAACATATCAAGCACAGAGACTTTCCAAGCTGGGAGCAATTGATGCTACTCAAGCAACAAATGCAATTGTTTCTTTACAAAATGTTTACAAGGTAAGTTCAACAGATTTGGGTAATGCCGTTAACTTCTTGTCATCCATGCAGAAGCAAACAACAATGTCGCTCCAAGACATGACTGATGCAATCCCACGTGTTGGACCTATTATGGCTCAGCTAGGCGGAGGATATAAGGATACCGCTGTTATGTTGCTCGCAATGCGTGAAGCTGGTGTACCAGCCGCTCAAGCTGCTAACGCACTTAAATCAGCATTTGCATCTATCATTGCACCAACAGCAGCTGCTAATAAAGAATTTGCATCTTTTGGAATTAACTTAACAAACATTAAAAATGCTGGAACACCTACTCAAATGCTTATGGCTCTACAGTCAGCACTTGCACCATTAAACAAAATGGCTCAAGAACAACTTATTGAAAAGCTTTTTGGTAAGTTTCAATTTGCACGTATTTCTGCATTGCTTGATAACTTTGGAAAAGTAGGATCTCAAACTCAAAACGCATTAAAGGTAGCAGGTGCTACTAATTCACAGCTTGCAACTTTGGCGGGACAAGAAATGGCTCAAGCAACACAATCTACAACTGCTAAATGGCAAAGAGCTATTGAAACACTTAAAGCAGATCTATATCCAATAGGACAAAAGATTATTGAAGTTGGAACTAAATTAATTGATTTTGGACAAAAGATTGCTGACTTCTTTAATAAATTACCAGGACCAATTAAAAATGGTTTAGGCATATTACTAACACTTGGAGTTTTGTCTGGACCAATTATCATGATTACTGGTTTGCTTGCAAACCTTATGGGTCAAGGAATGAAGGTAGGCTATGCAATCTTTGGAATGATTGATGGAACAAGAAAATGGAAAGACTTAATGACCCCAGCGGGGGTAGCAGCAAAAGTAGCAATGGATGCTATGAACACTGGTGTTCTTGAAAATGTATCAGCAGTAGATACACTCAATGCAGCTCTTCAAAGATTAATTACAAGTCTTGAAGCACTAAATATGAACTTTAGTGTTGGCACAGGAACATCACTATTTAATAAAATAGAAACAGCAGCTGTTACAGAAGCAGCATCGGGACAAATAGCATTTCCAGGAATGGCTACAGGTGGATATGTTCCAGGAACAGGAAATTCAGATACATATCCTGCAATGCTTACACCAGGGGAAGCTGTTATTCCAAAAGCTGCGGCTACGGAACATGCACCATTTATTAATGCAATGATTAATGGAACTTTGCCAAAGTATGAAAATGGATTAGGAGCCCTTGAAAGAAGCCACTATATGCCTGATGAAGCAGGCGGTCAGATGTGGATGTCTCGTGATACAAATCAAAGAATGATCATGAGTACTTCAAAGAGAACAAATAATAACCCAATTAGTGGTCCAGAAATCGCTGCAGATCTTGAGAATTTATTACAAAATGATGTTCATCCAATGGCTATGTCATATGGAGCAGCATTAAAATTAGGTGCAACTGATGCAGAAAAAACTGCTAAATTATTAGATCAAGCACACGCAGCTTTAATTGAAGAATTAAAAAAGACAACAAAGATTTTTGGTGGCGAAGGCGATAAGTTTGAGAATTTTGCAAATGAAGTAATGAAGCCATATTTAAGCAAAATTGAAACACAAGGTGGAAAGAGCAATCTATATTCAGACTTCTCTCAAATAAAAACCGTAAGAGGATCTGGTGGCGCAGAAGGTACAAGAAGTGCTGGAATAGATTGGGGAACAATACCTGAAGAATATAGAGGAACATCAAGCTCTTCAATAGGAAGAATGGTTGGAACAGCAGCTGGCCCTGCTGCTGGAGTAAAAAATAAAAAAGCAATGATGGATGCCCACGTAGCGGGACAAATTACAAAATCCTTGGATGAAGGAGCTAGAAGTCCAGAGGCCCTAGATGAACATTCTCCTTCTAAGAAGGGTGAAAAGGCAGGTAAGGATTATGTTGCAGGACTTCAAAAGGGTGTTAAAGAACAAGCTCCTTCATTATGGACTGAAGGAAAACAAGTTGTTTCACAAATGCATGAAGGTATTGATGAAGGACTTAATGGATCAACTGGAACATCAAAGATTCAAGGAATATTTAATAAAGCATTCGGAGCTAATTCCCGCCTCGGTGGAATGATGTCTAAGTTCTCGGGTATGGGAATGATGGGTCGTATGGGTGTTGGAATGGGAGTAGGAATGGTTGGTCAGATGGCCTCCCCACTTCTTAGTAAACTTCCTGGAGGAAATTTAATTACAGATGCAATGTCTGGTGCTTCTCTAGGTTCAGCAATACCTGGATGGGGTATGGCAGCAGGAGCGGCAATAGGCCTTGTAACAGGTGGCATTAAAGAATTAATGGCACAAGAAAAATTACATAAGCAAGAATCAGAAGCAGACTTTAAAGTAAGTTCAGATGCAGTACAATTTATGGGCGGACAAGTATCTGATACAACTCATCAAATGCTAGGCTTTAATATGCAAGCTGGAGTCCTTGCTCAAAGCCTTAATTCAATTAATTCTAATGCTCAAACTGCAGGGGCTGGGCTGTTGTATACAACAACACAGCTAGATAATTTTAAGAAAATGGTAGGTAGTTTACCAAAAGACAATACCCTTTCTTTAATAATTCAACAACTTAAAGATACTGCAAATTCACAAGATGCTAAAAAGATAGCGGATGAATTTGTACAAATACAAATGTCTGTTAATAATTTAAATAAATCTCAAGCAGATCAATTACTTCAATTGATACTTGCTCAATCTGGACATGGTTCTGCAGCGGCTGGGGCGGGAGTTTCAGCAGCAGATTCAATAGCTGCTATAAAAAATACAATTTCATCATCTATGTCTGATGTTAAAAAATTCTCAGATTTTATTGGACAACTTTCTGATGTTGCAATAAATACAACAAATTGGCAACAATATAAAGATATTATTGATGCAATTGGCACTTCAGCAGCTTCATCTGATCAAATATTAACAGGATTAATTAATCACCTTTATTCAATTGGTGATGCTAAGGGTGCTCTTACATTACAAACATTAAAAGCACAAGGATTTAAAGATACAGAAGCAATTGAGTTACAGAAAGCAGCTTCACTTGGAATTGGTGTAAATACAACAAACGCACCAAATAAAAAAGGCTATGAATACAATTGGCTACCTGGACAAAAAGAACCAGCAAAACTTGCAGCAGCAATTAAAGCGGCAGAAATTGAAAAATCAAAAGCAGTAAATGCATCAGGAGATGCAGCAGCGGCTGCAGCACAAAAAGTAAATTCTTTAAATGAAGCAAATTCTAAATCAGTAAAACCTTTGCAAGATAAAAAGAAAGCCCTTGATGCAGAAATTAAATCTTTACAAGAATCATTTAAAACTTCTCAACAAATGGATACATGGGCTAATACAAAAGAAGATCTTAAAAATCAAATTTTTATGGCTCAAGCTACAGGGGATAATCTTAAAGCTCAATTGTTGCAACAGCAGCTTATGTCTGGACAAAAACAATACAATCAACAATCAATTATTGATCAAAAACAATCGCAAAGTGACGCTTTAGGTTCACAAATTGCAGACTTGCAAGCATCAAATCAAGCACAAATTGATGCAGTTAATGCAAATGCTACAGCTGTTTCTGCAAATACTACTGCTACAGATAAAAATACAGCAGCTCAGCCAAAGAATACACAAGTTCCAGCCTTTAATGATGCAGGAGCAGCTTTAGGAACAACAACTGCTTCATGGAAAGCTTCAGGATACAGTGGTTCTTCAATTACTAAACCAGCTAAAGACGAAAATGGACAAGATATTCCAGGCGGAGTTTTAACAGATCAAGCTAAAGCTTTTGCTGCTAAAAAATTAGGAATAAAGCAAGGACAAAGTTTTCAATACAATGGAAGTTTTTATTATGCAAAAGATGGCATAGGCGGAAATCAAATTGTAAGATTTAACCCTGGGGATATTCCATCAAATGCAACTCAAAACCTTGGCTCTGATAGACTTCACCCAATTCCAATAGGCAATGGTAAGTATGCATTAAATAAAGACGGAAGTTTAACAACAGATTCCAGAGGCTCATTGGTAGTTGATAAAAATATTCCTGCAGGACAATATTTTTCTTATAATGGATATGAATATATTTGGAAGGGTGGAGCTGAAGGAACTGCAAATGGAACAATCAGTCTTGGTAAAGTTACAGATACAGGAAATGCTAATGATCCAAAGCTTAAAAAAGCAAGTGGAGGACATATTACAGGCCCAGGATCTGCAACATCTGATTCAATCCCAGCAATGCTTTCAAATGGCGAATATGTAATTAATGCAGGTGCTGTACAACATTATGGTAAGGGAACATTTGATGCTCTTAACGCCCGCCATCTCGCTAAGGGCGGGGTAGCAAGAACTAACTCTTCTATCACTTACCACCGTCAACACATGAATAGAATATCCCGCCACTTTGCTGGCGGCGGACTCGCCAGCGGCACACCAGCCGTCGCCTCGGCCAGCACTGACGGCGGTATTGCTGATATGTTAATGGGTAGTGCCATTGGTAATGTAGAACATAAAATTGGCAGCGTATTAAGTTTCTTGAGCAAAGAAGCTCTTGAAACAGTTGGAATTAGTCCAGCAATAAGATTGGCACAAGGTAAAAAACAAAGCAACTGGGATTATTTAGGGGTTGCTTCAATGTTGGCTGGACCAGCAAAAGGCTTGGGATTAATTCCAAAAACTCTTGGACCTCTAGCCGCCTTGCTAGAAGGTGCAGATCTTACACAAAATACATTTGAAGCGGCGGGAAATGCAAAGCAATCCCTAGCTGGATCAAATAGCACATATAATATAAATATGCATATAGCAAAAGTTGATTCAACAGTTGATATGGAAAAGGCAATTCATGATGCTGTTAATAAAGCTCATGCAAAAGCAAAGATGAGCGGTACAGTAAGCGTGGTGGGTAGATAATGTCATATATGCTGAATGCTGGAATTGAAGTTTCTATAGGATTAAATTCTGGTGGTACTGCCACATCTGATCCCGCCCAAATGGTATGGTATAAGTTGACTGATGATAACCGTCAGCCAATTAAAATTGCATATGAAGTTATTGAAAAAACTAGCCGTATGGCAGATGGAACTTTGCGTCGTTATGTTATTGCTAGAAAGCATAAAATAACAGCATCTTGGCAAAATGTATGGAGTAAATCTTCATTATCTACAGATGCAAATTATGCGGGA